AGGTGAGCGCTGCACTGGAACGCGAAAGCGACGATCCATGGATTGCGCTACTCGAATTGCAGCATGACGGCATGAACGGGGGTAGCCCCGTCCGGCTCGCCCGCAATCCGACTGAGGACATCCGAGCGAGAACTTTTTCACGGTTTGCCGCATACCACTCCCGCGCTTCAAGACACCGTTTTTCTTTGTGGCGAGCGTATTTTTTCTTGGCCGCTAGCTCATAGTGCTCGGGATTCGACGCTATCAGTTTTAGCCTAACTTGCTTAATTCGAGCGCCGTTGTTGCGTTCCCAAATTCTGACTTTGCGTTTAACAGCTTCGATATTTTCCCTATAATATCGACTATCGCAAACCGCCTTCCGGGCCTTCAAGCACTCTTTGCAGAATTGTTTTTTCTTGGTCATGCCAGGAATCGGAACGCCGCACATCTGGCAATTGAAAACTCGAACGCTTAATGTCTGCCTAGCCATCTGCGCTGCTCCTAACAGTGCTGTGGTCAGGAGCCTCGCCATCGCTTCCAACGATGCGGGGCTCCGCTATTTCGCAGCTATAGCTTTTACCGCCTTCCCAAGTGCGCGTCCACACCTACCTCTGTGTTTTCTCCTTACAAGTCTATAGCTTGGCCAAAAAAACGGAGATGGCGGCGTTCCGGGATGCTGAGTTCCCTTGAACATGCCGCCTTGCGGGTGCGGCTTGGTCCCGAACTCGACTAGGTGGGCGTAGCGAACCGCCGTGTTCCCGGCTGACACCGCATAGGCGCCTTGAGGGACCGGAGCGTGACCGCCCCCTTGCGAATAGGACGGGGGCACTTGACCGGGCGGCGTGGCGACTATCGAATCCCGCAACTTGCCACTTTTCTTCGGCACAAAGGCTTGCGCATATTCAACCATCTCATCAGCGGCTTGATGATTGGCTTCCTCAATCGTTTCGAACAATGCGGGATGAAGCATCCCCAGCTTTTTGAAGAGCCTATCCTTGTTCCTGATCTTCGCCATCAGGTCGGAACGCCACGCTCAACCAGTATGGCGAGCCCTGCGTCTTTCTGATCGGGATTCGTGACCGCTTTGATCTGGTGCGCAATGCCGTCAATGATAACGCGATCCGCGCTTGTTAGCGATTTGGCCATGATCGATGACCGGATCGTTAGCGTGCCTATCGTGTCAGACTGCAATCGGCCCGCATCAAGACGTTCGGCAGAGCTTTCCGGCCTGTAGCCGCCCCACACGGTTGCGACAGGCACCCATGAAACAGCCGCACCACCGCCGCCGTCATTCGCCCTGCCCGCACGCTCGAATGTGACGCGCTTACGCAACCGGCCGCCGCGCATGACTAGGCCAGCGCCGAACCGGCGTTATAATTCTTGTCGAGAAGTTGGATCTGATTGGAGCCGATCGACAGACAGAAAGGCACAACCTTATCGGCAGAGCCGATGTCTCCGATTGGAGCCAAACCGCCAGCGCCGTTCGAGATATAGTAAACAACGCCAGTAGTGGGGCCAGCGCCCGCACCAATGGTGACAATTGCGCCAGGCCGAGCCATGCCGATCCTCGCGCCCGCCGCCGCTGCCGTTGCCAGGGCCAATCCCACGCCGTTCGCACCGGCCTCAACTGCCGTGCCATCGGTTTGAGCCGGAAGCCAAGTATTGTCAGCGGCCTTGTAGCAGACCTGTCCAGTCGTAATGGCGGCGCCCGCCGTGACATACTCCATCGGCCCCGACACATAGAGAACCTGTGAGGCAGTTACAGAAAGGTCAGTCATTGAATGACACTCCTAGTTAGATTCCGACGCGCCGGAATGGCGCCAAAAGTGATTGAACAGCGCGCGTCTCATTGACCGTCTGGCCGATGATGACGGGCTCGCGATTTTCGTAGAGGTCTGCGACCATGAGCAGCATCGCCGCCTTGATCGCCGCAGGAACGCTTGAGTATCCGGCGACAAACCGGACCTTAACCGCATTCACCGCGTCCATGGTCGCAGGCCATGAGAAACTTGAGTCCGGCACAACCCAGCCTGGCGGCGTGATCGTATCGACGGTATAATCGTCGCTGTCGACGGTCTGCGGATCGCCAGCCGTGTCGGTGTAGGTGACGGACGAAACCGCGATCAGTGGCGACAGCGGAATTTGGATTGACGGTTCGCAAGTCGGGAACTCATCCAGGTACAAATCCCATGTCTGTGAAACGAGGCAGCGTCCTAAGATGCCCGTATAGCCATCAAGATAAGTAGTGGCGGCATCGATCAGGAGTTGGATATGGGTGTCTTCATCGCTGTGGTCGACGCGCAAATGCGACTTCGCCTCGGCCAGCGAGATAGGAGAGCTTGCCGGCGGCGTAACGAGCACCAATGCCATGATCTATCCAGTGCGACGGATGTCGTTTGCCTGCACGTTCGTTCTGACGACACCACCTTGCGGCAAGGCAGGGCGCTTAGACGTTGCGCGGTACCGACGCGCCACACCGACTGCCGCTACATTCGCCGCGCCCGCAGCAACGCCTTCGCTTGGCTCAAGACCCATAAAAATGTTTTGAAGCAGCGGCAGTAGCATTAGGTAAACTTCCCCAATGCGATGCACGAAACATTCGATCCGGTTGTAATTTTCCACGCGCCGGACACGCTCTTGATGCAAAGCGGAATCAGGAATGACGACAGATTTGATAGGCTGCCCGAACCACCAGCAAAGACAGTTATCGGTGTTTCATTATCGGTCAAGACGATAGCGCCGGGGGATATGCTCGCTGGGACCACAAGGATGCCTTGGATATAATCACCGATGGCGCCTGTAGTGCCCAAGACTTGGTCGGTTTGTCCCGCTGCGATTGTTTCGTATTCCCCAGCATCCCAATTGGCGAATGCGTTATTCTGCGGTGTGGGGGGAGTTACAGGCAGCGGGTTTCCGCTCGCAACATCCCCATCATTCGTGCCATCAGCCCCAATAATAACTTTGACTCGCTGATATTTGACGCCCGATATGTCATCAGCTCCAACGGTGTCGCCCCCGGAGCCGGGGTCAAGTGTTACATTGTCGGCCATCAGTCCAGCCTCTTTCGGAAACGGAGCTTAGCGCGAGCCTTCAAAATACATTCCTTCTGCATTGGTGGCTCCGTCACGCCCTTAACAATGCAGTTCATCGCAGCGTCGGACATGGCCCGCTCAACCTGGCGGTTGAACGGCAATTTGTGTCCGCCTAGCGTCGATGACGACAGGCCGATGGCTTCAGCAAAAACTTTTGTATAAAGCCGCTCCGAACGATCCCAGCGCCCGCCCGACTTTTCATAGCCGCGTTCCTTGAGCCATGCTGTCGAATAAGCCTTGACCTTGCGCGGCATACTCTTGGCATCCACCCGCGCCATATGCAGGCTGGTTAGTGCTTCAGAAGCGCCAATGTCCTTAAGGTGCGGATAGGCCGCGCGATGCAGTGCGATTAAGCCACCGACATCGCATTCAAGCAGGCAGCGGCGGAATTCGGAGCCGTGCTTGATGGCAAGTTCGGATTCCATTAATCGAGGGTGATGCTCGTGCTAGTTGTAAGTCTCGGCGTTATGCCACTTCCGGTAGAAATGTTAGGTGTCACGGTCCCACTGAACAGGATCGCCGCCGCGCCGCCGCCGGTCTTGCCCGTACAGAAGTGCGAAACAGTCTCGCCGCCGCCGCTGCCTGCGGGGAAATCAATGTTTGCATCGGGCGTGCATGCCCCGCTTGAAACAGTCCATCCGCTCGTTGTCCGCGCGACGTTGACGCGGGCATATGAAGTATAAGCTGCTTCGCTCGTCGCCATCGTGCCACTGTCGCCAGGATCGCCAGTGTTGAGACCGAGGTGAATATTTGTCTGCGGCGAGGATGCCGCGTTGTCGGCATAGTTGGCCCACGCGGTCGCGGTGAAGATGAGCGAAAGGATCGCATCTTCCGTGGTGTTGGAAATGCTCACTTGGCATGCTCCTTGGGAATCAAAAAGGGCCGCTGTCTGGCGGCCCTCAGTCTGGAATGGGTGTTAGTTTGGGCTAGTACAGCGCCCAGATATTGTCGGCTGTGCCGCTCGTGCGCACCTGCTTACAGCGAAGGGGATTGTAGCCCTGCTGCAACGGTACATTCGAGCGCGTTGTGCCGGTTGTGTCTTGTAGGTTCGCCGTTCCTGCGGTCCCGACAAGCAGTCCGCGACATACGCCATCAGGAAGATCGCTATCCGCTTTAGTCACTGGCACGAATATACCAGCAGGAGATTCTAGACCCGCCGAAAGGGTTTGGAATGCATCGGCCATTATTTTCTCCTGGTTTACTTGGTCTCAATTGCAGGTTCGCGAATTGCGACAGCCCAGCCCTCGTTAACTGCCGTCGCGGCTAACTGGCCTTCAATAATATCGCCAACCTTGAAACGCTGGCCAAGCACACGGCCAGGCAAGACGCCAAGAAACTCATGGGTGACGCGGGCGCTCCTGATAAATTGCCAGGAACACATATCGAAGGATTGACGGAGAGACGTCACGACGTGGCGAGGATGCCGACGCCTTCAAGCGCTGCGAGGATCGAGTTAACTCGCCCCTTTTCCGCAGTCGTCCATGCGATTGTCGCCGTTGAAACATCCGCGATTGTCGATGCCTGCGTCTCGGAATTCGGGACAATCTTGCCGCCAGTTTGAACGACAATCTTGCCGCCACTGCCGACGACATGCGCGCCGTCGCCCTGCCGCATATAGACATTGACGTTGTAGCTCATTTTGCAGTTCCCTTCGCTCTAAGAAGATGGTTCGTATGCTGGCTGTGGTCGTACCGATTCTCTATTTCCAAAGCTGACGGTACCGATCCGCGGTCCTTGAAGGAGACGAGTGCGCTACCTTTTTCGTCATCCTTGATCTCAACGTCGACGCAATCATAGCCGTAGAATTTCTGCTTCTCTGGAACGCAGGCATCCATCAGCGTCGTCTCTTCCGGCACGTTCAGGATCATGCCCCTCGCCGCGGCGATCCCAAGCCAGAACTCGCAACACGCCCGCCCCTGCTCGCCCTGGTGCATGTTCGGATAGGTGAAATCCATCCCGAAAATGCTGAGTTCCTTGACGCCCAGGTGAACCGCGAAAGCGATGGCGTATGCCGCAGTGTTGTTGAAATAAGCCCAGCCGCCGTTGCGGATCACGTCCTGTAACGGATACTCAACAAGGCCCGGATAACCTTCGCGCACCCGGCTTGTGTAAATTGGCCCCGGATGGTTTTTCATCCAGCGCAGCATGTGATCGATGTTGCTGTTGCCGATCTCGGCAACGCGCGCCTCTTGGATTTTAACATCGTCCATGTGAAAGATGCGGTCGCATTGAGCGATGTCGCCATAGGCATTGATTGCCCAGACCTCATCGCTGAAGGCACGTCGACCACCACAACGCTTCACCACGTCGAAGTAACGCTCTGCTGACGGTCCCATTGCAAGGATCGTCACATGATGCGGCACTGGCTTTGGCGGAGGCGTCTTGACTGCCCCGCTCGCGCGCTTTGCCACCACGATGGTCGTGCGCCCCTCGATATTGGTATCGACTTCCGACTCCGTCCCGCGCTGACCATGCCATTCGGTAACGGCATATCCGGCTTGGTTTAGAAGTTCAGCGAACTGTTCGCGAGTGTAGTGCCGGTGATGAAACTTGTACTGCCGGTAAGGAAATACCGTTTCGTTCGGTACGCTTGCAATTAGCAGCGGAGCCGCCGACCTGAACTTCTTCAGGACTGGCAGAGGGTCGCCAAGATGCTCGATCGTCTCGAAGCAAACCACCGCATCACAGGACTTGCCAGCCTTTTGGGCCGCAGCGAGGTCCGCGCATTCATACCTAATACGCCGACTGCCATAATGCCGTTTGGCATAGGCGATTGCCTCTGCATCGCGGTCTAGCGCGTGGACATGATGCCCAGCGTCGGAAAGAATTTTTGAGCCATACCCGACGCCGCAAGCGACATCGAGAACGCTACTCTTTTCCGGTAGATGTTTTGCCGCCCACTCATAGCGAGCGACATGGTCGCGCCTGATGCCGGATAGCTTTGGCGCGACCTGTCTTTCTCCGTCATCAAGCACGATTGCTTACGTGCCCGATGCCACAGGAGCGCGGTTCGCATTCGCAAGGATCAGGTTAGCCGCGACAAGGCCAGTCGCATGGCCGGTGCCGTAGAGCCTGATCTTGAGATAGGGCTTGCGACCGATATAACCGATCTTGCGGGCGATGTTCTTGCCCACACCCGAGGTCCGCGAGGTAGCCTGGGCCGGCAAACCAGCATCGGCTTCGAGGCCCTTGAGATCGGCGTCGGCAACTGACGTAAACGAGCCGCCAGTTGTATCGCACTCATAGACCACGACCGAAGTCGTGTCGCCGGTGGCGCCCGCCGTGCCATGGCTCACGACAAACTCGGCTGAATCGTAGCCGCGAATATCGAGAACCGGGCTCAGTGACCCGTTGGCGATACCGGAAGTCCCGATCGCCTGCGGGAAGATTGCGCGGAGAACGCGCAAGTTGCTGTGAATATCACGCATGGTGATTTTCCTTTTAGAAAGATGATTGAGGGGAATGGGCGCGACCGAAGCCGCGCCCGAGCGCCTTACGACGTGCCGAATTTCAGCAGCTTGTAAGCCTCGTAGTTCACGACGCCGCCACCAGTCCGCTTCGTGGTATAGAAGATCACGTAGGGCTTGGAGGTGTAAGGGTCGCGAAGTACGCGGATGCCGGTGCGGTCCACGATCTGATAGGCGGCGCGGAAATCACCGAAAGCCATGGAGTAGCTGTTCGCCGCAACGGTCGGAACATCTTCCATGCGCGAGATCGGATAGCCGAGGATCGATTCCGGCTGGCCGGCCTGGAGGCCAGGCTGCCAGAGATACTGCCCCATGCCATCCTTGAACTTGCGCACAAGGGTGATGACCGAGCGCCGCGTTACCCAGCGTGCATTCGGCAGGTAGGCGTTCTTCAGAAGGCCCACCAGGTTGATGAGGTTGTCTGCCGGGTTTGTCGCCGCGAAGCCCGCCGAAGTGCCGGTCGGATAATAACCAACCGTGCCCCAAGTTACGCCGGAACCAGTATCCGAAGCCGGGGTAACACCCGAAATCAGACCCTTGATCTTGCCCGCAGCGCCGGTGATGAACTCGGCATTCTCGAAGCGAGCAAACTTGTCCGCAACCTTGGCGGCAAGCCAGCCTTCGATGTCAACGCTCGCGTCATCGAGAAGCTGCTGCGTGGTCTTGGGCTGTGTATCGATCCAGAAGACCGGGATGCGCCATTTGCCAACTTGCGGCGTGGTGGTATCGCTACCAACCGCCTGTTCGCCGGCATAACCTGCCCCGGCTTCTCCGAGGTCTTCAATGCCTTCGAGCGCATCTGTTCCGATAGACTGGATCGAAGCTATCTGGCGCATTTCCGAGGTCTCGTAGACCTTCGTTACCATGCGGCCCGAAAGGTCCGGCGTCACAAAGTACCCGCCATCCGGGTCGGAGCCGACCTGCATGGTCTTCTTGTCGAAATGCTCGCCATCCTCGCCATGACGCAGCCAGGACTTGAATCCCTGGTCATATGCTTCATAGCCCTTCTGGTCGAGGTCAGTGAAGCCGCGGCCACGCGCGCCATTGACGGAACGCATGGTGTCATTGAAGGACTTAAGTTCCTTCTCGGCTTCCTCGCCAGCCTTGCCGTTGCCAGGACGCGAGAGACGAAGCTCAAGCGCCTCGCGCTCTTTCTTCTCCGTATCGAGGCGCTTTTCAAGGACCGCCTTGGCTTCGACTTCCTTGTCGAGAGCGTCGCTGATCTTGCTGATCTTATCTTCAAGAACAACGTCCGCCGATCCCTTCTTTTCAAGTTCCTTCAAGCGGGCATCGTTCGCCTTCTTGAATTCCTCGAATGCGGTAGCGGTCTGATCTGCGGCCGACTTGATCTCTTTCAGGAGTTCAGCCGAATCCGCTTCCTTGCGCTCAAACTTGTGAGCGGGAATGTGCATCGTCATTGTGATGGTATCCTGCTTAACGCAGGGCTGTTGAAGCCTTGCGCATGGACATGAGCGCATCTCGCACGTCGTCACGACGCGGCGGCTCGGGTCGCTCTCCATCACGGAGAACCAAGTTGCGGGCGATGCTCGTCGCGAGCTTCGCTTCGCGGTTCGACAGCCCACCATCGCGGTAGGCCCGCTCCCATGCGGGAGCGTCGAATTCTGACTTAACGCCGGTAAGCTGGGCTTCCGGCATCATCGGGAAGGTAACGAGAGATATTTCCATTAGATCGACGGACTTGAGCCGACGAGCCCCGGTCTTGCGGTCGATGTCGGCCTGTTTGGTGATAAACCCGATTGACAGCCCGCTAACCGCGCCGCGCTTCAGCAATGCGTGCGCCGTTGCGGCCTGCGGAACGTCCAGGATCAATTCGCCCTTGACCTTGAGGCCCTTGTCGTTCTCGGTAAGCCCTGTCCAAACGCCGATGGGGTTGCGCGAGTCGTGCTGCCACAGCATCGGCAATGGCTTGTCTTTGCGCTTCAGTTCGGCAATCGATTTTGAGAAAGCGCCGGGGAGTACGATGTCGCCGCCAAGATCCACAAGGTTGAACACGGAACCATAGCCTTCGAGCGTGCCGGCAGTATCGCCTTGAAGCAGCTTGAATTCGCAGGCCACGTCATAGTGATCGCTGCCAGCATATTCCTTAAGCTGGAGGAGCATTTCGTTCTCCACTGCCCGGCTTGGGGGCGGCTTGTGGGTATAGAAGTTTGTCCGCATTTGGGTCGTCACTGCGTTCCATATCTTCAAGTTCGCGGACATCATTCTGTGTCATCCAGCCAGGCTGACCACTGATGGAGCCAAGCCCTTGAGCGTAGTATTGAGCGCGGTCCTGGGCAGCACCACGCATCAGCGCGTTCGGGTTGAACTTGGTGTAGTAACCCTGCCTGCGCTCATCTTCCGTCAACAGGTTCGCATCCGCCGATTGCTCAAGCCTCTGATACCAGGGCATCAGCGTGTGCGTGACGTGTGCGAGGAAGAACTGTTCCGCGCTTGCAAAGGTCGGGGCCTGGTCGCCGGCATGGCCAATCATGATTGGCATAACGCGTAAGCCGCGGCAGATTTCACCGATCTGATGGTCGCGAGTTTCGAGATGCTGAGCATCGACGCCAGACATCGACATCGACTTAAAATCAGCCCCCATGTCAAGAATGAGCGGCTTGTTTTCCCGCTCACCGCCAACCGCGTGGAGATCAAGCCAGGCACCAAGCTCTTTGAACCGCTCTATGCCTATCTGGTCCTTCACAGACAGAAGGCCGGACACCTTGGCGCCGTTCTTGTGGTACGTCGCATGTGCCTCTTCCGTTGCAATCGAAAGCCCGATCGCCTCGCGAAGCAGCTTGATCGCCTCCATGCCCATCCAGCCGTTCCATGACGGACCGCGGATATGCCAGATCGTGCCTTCCGGAAATATCTGCTCGGAACCGTCATCGGCCCGAATGCGATATTCAAGCGTCTCGTCTTCGCGCTTTTTAACCGTAACCCGGCCCGGCTCAATGATAACCAGCTCGCGCAACTCGCGCGCCACGCCAACCCGGCCCGGAAACACGAAAGCGTTACTGCAAAGAATCGTGTGAAACGCCAGCGTCTCGCGAAACTCGAACGAGGTCTGCCAACGGTTCGGCCTGACGCTGACCAACGGATAAAGCGGGTGGTCCTTCGCGATGACGCGAGATCCATCCACATCGCGATAGACGCGCCACGGAACCTGGGCAATGCCCTCCGCAATGACCTTGCAGCACGCCAGAACCGTCGCAACCTCAAGCGCCCGCTGCGTATTGACAGTGACGCCGCTCTTCGCCGTGCGACCACCATAGACCTCGCGAAAGAGGTCCAGCGATGACCGTACGCTGCCGCTGTCCTTGTAACCGGACAGTTCATTGAGCCGATTGGTCAGCCTTTGCCAGAAACTCACGGCTAGGCCATCCAGAAGGATTTGACGGCCGGCGCCTTCAGATAAGTCCCAGCCACGCTCCGCGCCATCGCCAGAGCGACCATCCCGTCAATCCGGCCATGCGATTTCATCTTCGATAGCTTTCGATTGCCAGCCGGATCGGTCTGAACGGTTGCGTTTGCCGCGCACATTGCAAGCACCGGATGCCCGCCATGTGCTATGCGCTGATTAAGCAGATCGGTTTCGAGGTCTCGCAACGCAGGCGACATGCTTTGGAAGCCCTGCCCAAATTGCTCAAACAGCGCATCGTCGCCTTCTAGTTGCGCCTCGTCAAAGCCCACTCTTGCAAGCCATGGCTTCAGGTGCTTCCAATTCCATCGATCGAATGCGATCTTGCGGATGTTCAAGTCATCGAACAGCCCGCGCAGATATTCGGCCACAAATTCATAATCAACGGTCGCGCCCGGCGTCGTCGCGAGATAACCTTCCCGATGCCAGACATCGTAAGGAACACGATCCTTGCGCGCCTTTTCCGCAAGCCCATGCCCCGGTAGCCAGAACGTAGGCTTGACGTGCCAGACCTCATCGACAGGCGCCACGAGCGCCAGGCAAGTGAGATCGCTTGTCTCGGAAAGGTCAAGTCCGCCGAACACCGGCAGACCCTTGAAACTTTCAATCACCGTCGCATTGCAGCCCGCCCAAACGGCGCGCGACACGAACGGTGCATTCATCTCAACCCTGCGGTTGAGAACCAGATTCTCGTACTCAGGCTGGCGGCTCGGCATACGCCGGGCATCTTCCGCCATTGCCAGAACCTCTTCCTTGTTCATGAACAAGTCAAAGGCCGGGTTTGCTTTCCGGATCGCCGCTTCGCTGAAAGCGTCGAGGTCTTCCGGCGCGCTGTTCATGCGTAACACAGTGCGAGGGTCACTGCCCGTCTTCGCATCGTCAATCAGCACGGACAGCAAATCACCATCGGTCGGCGCCTGTGTACTCATGATGATCGACAACGGAGATTCCTGCGCGCCCGCGGCCGTCTCAAGCGCCTCGTATAGCTCAGACCGCGGCCCGCGTACCTGCCCTAGCTCATCGTGCAACACGACGGCAGGCGATAGGCCGTAGGCGGTCGGGGCTTCCGCGGACAGCGCCCGATATAGTGTGCCGAGCCCAGGGCAAAACAACTGCTTTGCAGTGTCGCGGATAACAACATAGTTGCGCAGCGACGGCGACATGCGAACCATCTTGGCCGCCAACGCGAACAAGATCGCCGCTTGCTCCCGGCTCTGCGCCGCACTGTACAGCTGCGCGTTAGGCAGCGCCTCAGGCCCGCACAAATGCAGCAGCAGCAGGATGGCGCCGGTCGCGGTCTTCGCGTTCTTGCGCCCCATTGTCAGGATCGCCGTTCGCGTCGGCGAGCCGTAGATTGCCTCTACCCACTTGCGCTGATCTTTGCTGAGCTTCAACGGCCGGCCAACAAGGCGGCCTTCAGGAACGAAGCAATGCGCCTCGATCCACGCGCAGTTCCTCTCTACGCGGTCATTTTTGCCAGGGCGGCTTCTCTTGGGCGGGCTTTTTCCGCTTCGGGTCATACGTGGCCTGTTGGGTTAGCCGCATACGGGTGGCCAGCGACGACAGCGCGCGGCCCTC